AATCTGCGCAGAATCTCACTTCTGCACAATTCAAGTCTGAAATTAAGACAGCTGCTGACAAAATATCTGCTACTGTTACGAATCTTAAGAATGGTTTAGTTGAAGTCGGTTTTGAACTCGACGGAGAAAAAAAGACCTTTGATATTGTTGCAGACCGTTTCAAGGTAAGAACGACAACGGGTATAGTTCCTTTCTTTACTGATGGTGAAAAGCTTAATGCTTATTTTATTGATGCAAAGGAAATAGTCGCTAAAGGTATCAAGGCGCAGACTATCGATGCGAAAGGAGCTACATTTCAGAATATCACCGTTACTGGTGATAGTACATTTGAGGGTACACTCAAAGGCACAAGTGGCTCGTTTACTTCGTTAGATTGCCTTGACGGTACTAATAAGGTTGGTGGCATTAAATTCGGGACTATGGGAAATAAAGGCTATATGGCTTTTACAGGTGATTTTGGAATGTTGGGCGAAACAACGGGTGACATTCGTAAGCGTTTCCATAATTTTTATGCAACTAACATTTATTGTAACAGTCAGTTCGGGCATAAGTCAAGGGTCTGTGCGGTTGTGAAGGACGATGAGATGTTTGTTTATAACGATGGACATATTGAAAATGGTATTCGTATAGCTTTAACTTTTAACCATATAATTATAAATGGTAGAAACATTAATTATTATAGAATCCCAATGTATTCTCCTGGTTTCGGTGGCGAATCTGGAAAGGTGATGGACATCGATAATCTAAAGGCTGAAATAGGTACACAAACCTATTTTGATGAACTTCCAGTAGGTGTCCCTATTGATGTTATTATATTCAATGGTACTAAGAATTTCTGTTATGAATTTTTTGGGATGGGATATGGCAAGCAGTGGACGGTGATAAATGGGAATGACGATACTTCGGTCACTATTTGTTGTCACGGAGGTACGTTTGATGTCCATGGCGGATATATTTTGGATTGCTGCTATGTCAATCCTGCTTGGTTGTCGCCGTCATCGGTTGATGTAACCAGTCCCGGCGCAGGTGTCATGGTGGGCAGAGAGTTGGATATGAATTGGTAGCAACATTATTAATTTAAAATAAAGTAATATGAAAAAACTTTTAGATTGTATTTACAGGATTTTCGGACGACTCGCATCCATTGGTAGCGATAAGTATCTGCACATGTTTGCTGGTCTTGTTGTTTCGATGATTGCGTGCAAGGCTTTACACGCTGTTAATGCGTACTTAATCTTTGCATTAGTACCAGCATTTTTAGTCATGGTAGGAAAAGAGAGTGTTGATCACTACTACAGGAAGGAACAGTTCGATTGGCTTGACGTTTGTGCAGGTACGCTTGGTGCGATTGTGGGTGTTTTTCTTTTCCTATTGTAAAGGAGGTGTATATATGGATGTAATAGAGTTTCAGTTCACACCGCACTTCATGTACTCAGTAGCTATACACTTGATAGTATGTGTGATAATGTGGGTACTCGTTTTCTGTGCCATCTTCGTTGACCTATGGGACAGAATATACACACAGAAGAAGTTGGGTAAACCCATTGACTCGCATAGCATGCGTAAGACACTCGGAAAGTTAGGAGAGTATTGGCGTGTATTGCTCATTGCTTTTATCGTGGATGCGGTGATATTCATTGCCTGCACGCTACTGAATATTAAGACCATACCAGTTATTACCATCTTAGTGGCTATAGGACTTCTTATCATCGAAGCTAAAAGCCTTATAGAGCATGCACGGGAGAGAAAGAGTAAGGTAAAGGATATACAGAAGATTATCCAATCTGTAGTAAAGGCATCTTCAGATAGAGATGCAAAGAAAGTCATTCAGTATGTCGCTGAGTATATTGGTGAGGAGAAAAATGTAAATCAAAAAATAGAAGAATAGTATGGCAAATTTTTCAATAGCGGAGCTGGTACAATCCAGCACTGCTGAACAACTCAAGATAAACAATAACCCTCCTTCTATTGTGAAGGTTCATCTTACCGAGACGATTACTCTTTTAGAGAGTATTCGTGCGGAATGGGAGAAGTATTGCGAGGCTCACAAACTCGAGAACCCTGCTCTCCGTGTAACGAGTGGCTACCGCTCACCAGAATTGAATAAGGCTGTAGGCGGTGTGAAAAACTCTGCACACGTCGAGGGATATGCAGCTGATTTGCAACCTGTCAATGGTAAGCAGGCAGAATTTGAACGCTTCATGGCTAACGAGTTCTCCAAAATGGGGTACTCCTACGATCAAATTATCGTGGAAAGAAGTAAGACTTCTCGATGGGTACATGTTGCCTACAAGAATAGCGACGGACGACAGAGAAGGCAGTGTTTCAAACTTAAAGTGTAACAAAGTGAGGGAGCTTTCCTCCCTCACCTAAATCTAAAGAGGTATGAATAGATTTATAAATACATCTTGTAAACTATTAATTTGCGTCCTTATAACGATGTGCGTTGGCTGTCGGAGTAAGAAGTCGGTCGCTATTGAAAGCGTAAAGCAAACGTATAATAGTGAGCAGGTGACAACAGAGCGAAACGAAAAGCATATATCGCTTATCGACACAACTAACATTGACGAACTAACAAGTGTCATACGTGAGTTTGTTTTTGATGTTCCTTGCCTGGAGGATAGTTTTGCTACCGACACAAATGTCGGGAGCAAAGTGCCAATGGTTGAATATAAAGCCGACGGCAGCATCATAATTAATCGTGGCTTGAAATCGATTAAAGAGCGAATTGAAAGTCGCAGAAACGAAAAAAGAGGGCTGTCAGAGAAAAAGGATAGTGCTGCTAACAAGCAGACTAATACGAAAGTCAACTTCTCTGAAAACAAACGACATAAAGATAAACACGTTGAGCAGGTACAGATTGCCGAGCCATTCAGATGGTGGCAAATTATAATGGGCTTGCTTGTGTTGTCTATTGTTGTTTTTGGACTAAAGTTTAAGCCAAGTATAAAAGGCTTTCTTCTCAAGATTTTCAACAGAAGAAAATAAACGTGTTTGATGAAGCACATCAAGGTATATATCACTGAAAGCCGTACGAAAGATAACCGCTTCGTACAAGCTTCTATCCGTGGCATCGAAGACAATACGGGTGAGAGTTATTCTTCCTCTCACCCTAAACTTCTTCAAGATATCATATGTCACGCTCTATCTCTTGCACATGGAGTTGATATAGAAGGCAACAACGGTTTTACTTATACATTCCCATTCAAGCTATCATAATATGTCAATAGAAAAACTCTACTTAGAACATAAACAGACAGGCGGACGACTGACCGCTGATGAGTTTAACAAGTTACCCGAGAAGGTCAATGAGTTAATCGACGCACAGAACTCTGAGGAGGAACGTGTGAAGAAGACGATTGCAAAGAACCGCCCTACCCTTGGACAGATTTTAAACGTAAATACTGAGGTTGACGAACTCACATCTGAGACGTGTGTACTCGTATGGAACGGCGACCAATGGGTGCCTATGAAGCTGTCTGAACTCGGCATCGGGCAAGGAGGAGGCGGTCAGCAGACTATTCTCTATTATCTCCGTGCCGTCAATCAGTCGCCTTCTACTACGCTATCGGCATCTAAGTCAGCAGGCGAGTGTTCTATTCGATTTATGTTCGTGTCTCGCACTAAGGATGTCGGACAAACCGAATATGTAGATACAGGCGAATGGGGAACTTACGAAATCTTCGCTAAGGCTGGTGATGGTACGTTCGTGTCTAAGGCTCGTGGTAGATGTCAGTCTAATACCATTACAACTGTTGATGTATTCAAGTTCTTAGAGAGCGGTCAAAATAACATCATGGTAAAGATTACAGGTGAGGTTACTGGACAAACTTCTCCTGCCTTAGTATATTCTATCACGCTGTCGGCTCTCTTCCTCTCTATTTCTGAGTTCAATTGGTGGAAGGCTTATCAAGGGGACATTGTTCTTCCATGCTACATCAGTGGTAACATCTCTAAGACTCTTCACGTGAAGATTACAGGTGAAGGCTACGAGCAGACGTACGAACGCCAGTTCGGTACCGCAACTTACACATCGTCACCAGTGGCTTATACCGTGCCATTTACGAATAAGACGGGTCTCTTCCATCTCTCTGCTTGGCTATCGAATGAGGATAACACCGTTCAAACTACTCCAGTAGGCTACGACTTTATGGCAGTGGCTAATAACGAGGCTGTGAAGATGGTCGTTGTGAACAACAAGGCAGAAAAGCTGCTTAACTGGTACGAAAACAAGGTGTTGGAATATGCAGTATATGACGGCAAGGCGGTAACGACACCACTCTCAATCTTGATGAAGAAGGACAACGAGGTCCTTCAAGAGAATGTGTCAGAGAATACTCTGACACAAACCAAGATGCAATATACCTTATCGCTTGAGGTCGAGACAATCGATAACTCCGATTTCACAGCGTTAATCGGGTTCAGAACTCACCCAACTGACGAGGTGCGTTTGCGTGATGCTATTCCTTTCCCAGTTGATAACTCGCAAGGCTATTCAGCTACAGCAGGAGCGGTGTTCTATCTGAATGCGAAGAACAGAAATAACACCGATACCGACTGCAATGTCCTCCGCAATCTCATCAATACCGAGCATATCGGTACAGAGTGGCAGAACGTGGCTTTCTCTCGTGATGGTTGGGTAACTGATGATGAGGGCGCACGCACATTGCGCTTGCTCGCTGGTTCTCGATTGACTATCGATTATAAGCCGTTCGCCAAGGAGGCAGCACAGAGCGGAAAGACCATTGAGATAGACTATCAGATTAATAACACTTCTGACTACGATACAGAGTGTATCTCTATCGCTATGCCTTATCAGAAGGGGTATATCGGATTAAAAGTAAAACCTTCTTCTATTATGTTTGCAACTCGTAGCGAGCGTAATCCTGATGTACAGGCGATGAATTCAGATGATGGTGTGCGTATTCGCCTGGCACTCGTGATTAGTCCTAAGAAGTACACTTACGTCTTGAATGGAAATACCTATTACCTTAACCTCGTGTACCTATACCTTGACGGTGTCGAAGCTCGTAAATTCGCCTACTTGCTTACCGACTCTATGCAGATAGGTTCAGGCGGTGGTATCGTTATAGGATCTGATAAGGCTGATGTCGATTTGTACTCTATTCGCATTTATGACAGTGCAATGGACGCAGCTAATGTTCATCAAGATTATATCAATGCTCTTGTAACCGTAGGAGAGAAGAGTGCCGAGAAATTGGATAATGACATCTACGACACGCTCGGTACCACAGTCGACTTTGACAAGGTCCGTGGCAAGGTGAACGTATTTACATTTGATAAGCCACTCCCAGCGTATGAGTATGGTAAATCATATAGACCTAAAGGCACGCTTGAGATATATCCGAAAGATGGTAATACCAACCTTAACCGCTTGACAATTACCAACCTTCAATTACAAGGTCAAGGTACATCTTCTATGCTTTACTATCTTTGGAATTGGAAAGCAAAAGTAGCTAAGGATACTACTATTGTATATGAGGATGGTCAGACAGCGCAGAAGAAGTTTGAATTATTCAAGAACCTGCCTAAAATCTCTAAGCTGACAGCAAAGAAAAACATCGCTTCTTCTATGCAATATCACAAGTTAGGTTCTGTGAACTCATATACCGACCTATGGAAGGCGGTAGGATTAACTAACGAGGGTATCGAGCAGGATAGCGAAGCACGAGTGTCTATTTACCAAGAGACATTCGTTGGCTTTGAGAAACAGACAGCAGAAGACGGTACTGTTACGTACAAGTTTGTCGGTCTGTTTACACTCGGTCCAGACAAAGGAGATTCTGC